GTTTTCTGGCTGTATGCACCATATTGCGTATTGATACGCCTTTGTTTTTTCAACCACCTTTCAATACCTCCAAGAGCGGATTCGTTGGTGTTTCTTCTTTTTTGGGCACATTCCGCAGGGCAGACGCAATGGTCATAATATTTTCTTTCTCAATATCCATCAGCATCTTTCTTTTTGCCTGAACCTGTTTGTCCAAGTCAATGATGTTTTTCTGTATCTGATTTTTCAGCTTGTAAAATGCACTGACGGACATCCCGCTGTCGATCAGTTCTTCCTTTTCTTCATCCAGACTGCATAGATCCCGAAAGAACTGCTCCCGTTTTCCTTCAAACTCAAAACACTCCGCATAAAGGAGGCAGTAGCGGTTGATCACATTCTCGTAGATGGCATCCCATTTGTTGATGCTCATCAATATTTTTTTCAATCTAAGAAATTCCTTATGGGCAGTCAGATTCTGCCTGGTCTCTGGTTTCTCTTTCAATGTTTCACCAGTGGCAAACGCAGCTTCACCCTTTTTTCGAGCGTCCATTTCTGCTTTTGTACGATGGCTTTTTTTCTCTTGTGCCAGCACCGCATACGGTTTTGATGGTCTGCCCATGTTACCCCCTCCTTTCTGCCATTTTCATTTCGTTTTCATTTTGGGAATATTTTGTGAAGAAAGGAGGCCTTGTGGTCTTGGAAGTTTCTGATTTTTCAGACCTTACCCCTAGGGGGGTATCTCCACCAAGGCTTGGCATCCATTCTCCTCATTTTCTTTGGCAATCTCCAGCAGCAAAGATGCAGGAATTATCCCGTCGTCAGCCATTTTATGGTGCCGTACACAAAGGGTAATCAGGTTCTCATTTTCCAGACGCAAATCATAGTCTTCTGCCAATGGAACAATGTGGTGCACTTCTAACTCTTGGCTGTTAAATTGCCGGACTGTTTCAAATAGTTTTTTCATGCAAATTTGGCACAAAAACCCATCTCTTTCTTTTATTTCTTTCGCCTTTTTCGTCCAGACATTCTTAGATCGAAAACGGTTTTGTTCTGTTCCGTATTTCTTTCGAATTGGTTTTTTGGAACAGATATGTTTTTTGTCATGGATCCGACCGCAATAAGGACATGACCTTAACATGGATTTACCTCCTTCCTGGAATTCCCAGACAAAAAGAAAAAGACCGCTTATGCAGTCTTTTATCTGTGTTTCCATTTGATTACATGATACATCATACTACATTGATATGTGACATTGTGTGCCATCCTATGGTCACCAAGAAAAATGCTGTAATGCCGCACCATGAATTCTAATAATTTGACGATAGCTGTAATGCATTTCCACGGCAATCTTCTCCCAGCTTTGTCCAATAAGATATCTTCTGGTCAGCACTTCCTGCTCTGTTGCATTTGGAATTTTTTTCACTTGATTCCAAATCTCATGATATGTAACCATCTGCATTTCTTTTTCCGCTTCCAGCTCCCGCATCAGTTCATCCAATCGTGCCGCATATCCAGACAGATCAGATGTCCCGCTTCCATGCGGCATTCCATCAAGTGTTCCTGATGGACTCATTTTGTTTTCACGCAATGATTCAATTTGTTCCAGCAATAAAGCTGCACATCTCTTTGCAACTAGGTAGCGGCGTAAATACTGTTTCTTTTTTTCGTTGCTCATTTATATTCCCTCCTGGTAGGTTTATGTCTGATCTGTACCCTTTCAATCAATTCAAAATCACAAATCCGTAACAAGTCTTTGATCAGCCCGATCAGCCGCATTGCCTGATAATCAATTTCCATTTCTCTTTTATATATCGCCTGTAAAACTGGTGAAGCAGTTGGATCTCTATATCCGCTGCCATTGCGGCTGAGTTCGTCCATAGTTATTCCCCCTTTGCTGGTTCTGGAAAAGGCATCCAGTGTGTAACATTCCCTTTCATCCAATCAACATCTGTTTCCCACTTCCCATTTATTGTTCTTCCTGTGCTTGTGATCCTCAATCTCTGTACCGATTCAAATGTAACTAAAACTGCATTTGAAATTCTACGAAATGTCCCTATTGCCCATAATTCAGTACCATGATTGTAAATATTGTCATATTCTTTTGGCATATCATCTTTTACGCTGATCCAGTCCATAGTTATTCCCTCCAAATCATAGGTGTACCATCTGGATTTACAAGAACGGTAAATACATCACCATATTTAACATCACCAGCTACATACATCACTTTTGTTTCTGCATGATATACTACGCTGTAACTACGACCTTCATACACTTTCACAAACATTTCCTCTTGCCCTGCTTCCGCCTCGCTCACCCCGCAGCATGCAAGGGATACGGCAATAACTGCCGCCGCGAGGGTGCAAATTAAAAATCGTTTCATTTTATCACCATCCCGTTTTATTGAATACTTCAAACCTTGCTTTTACCATAGGATGTTCCATAGCTGCAGCAATACTCATACCATGGTTCCGGGCAAACGTAACAGCATAATATTCGGCTGGGTTAAACATTTTATCAGGTGCTTCACTACCTGCAGGGACTTTTGCTTTTTTAAGCTTTTCCTTGTCGTCACATGCCTCATTGCAAGGTTTATCAAACTTCGAACAATAATTACAAGGTGTCATATACACACAAAAAGTCGAATTTTTATTTACCATCATGGTCACTCCTCCTTATCGTGAATGTTTCCGATGACTTCAAAATCTTTTTCTGGGATTTCTCACTTTACTCTCATAAGCCTACAATATTTCTCATTTGCTTCTTTGGAACGTTTAAGGGCTAAATCCGCCTTTCTCAAAACGTCCATAGGGACTTCTGATATAGCCTTTCCCTCATACGGTTTTAATAACTGTACATATTCCTCCGTTGCTTTTCTTGATATTTCTGTGAGTTTTTCCGCCTTTTCTATTCGCTCCATTTCCCTTTGAAACTGCAGGTCATTTAATGCCCGGTTTATATAATATTCCGTGTCTCCCAATGACAGCTTTCCAGCCTGTTCAATCACCCATATCAACTCTGATTTAGTGCAATCAGTTAATTTCATTCCATCACCCTCACATAGCTTTTCTCAAAAATATCCGATTTGACATTATACAGTTCTCCTTATCCAACCATAATTTTTTTCAACATTTCCATACTTCCAATTTTCTCCCCGCACATTTCTGGAAGATTTGCCCGGACAAGGGCTTCCGCAAACGGCGGCGGTACTGCATTGCCGCATCTTGCCACCTGCTTTGTCTTTCCATAGGTTTTTCCGTCACAATCCTTATCGATAATATAATCCTCAGGAAATCCATTTGCCGCATATAACTCTTTCGGTGTCAGCATACGCAGTCCAATATCACTGATAAAGTATTTTTGATTTTTCATGGAAATCAGCAAGATTTCATCACATCCGATTTTGTAGTCGGCATACTGATTGAGTAATTCCCTGATTTCATTCCAATGCCCTGGGGACGTTGTAACGGTATGGAGTGGCTCTGATGTGTCCTCTCCAACACCTGTTTTATAAAATTTTGAAAGGAATGCTGCTGTTACCGCTTCCCTATCTTTCGCTGTTACCGTATGCAATGGATCAGCAGCAGAAATACCGCCTCTTTCGTTGCCATAGTACTTTGTAAGATATGCCGCCGAAACTCCATAACGGTTGGATGCATCCAGTGTCATCAGCGGTTCTGTTACTTTTTGCCCTCTGGCTTTTTCTGACTGTTCTGTGTGATACTGTACCAGTGAAGGCATCAGTAAGCATTGCTCTGCCTTGGAAACCGTTGTTCTGACAGGTTCTTCTACACTATAAGAACGGTCTTTTGAGAAACCCGTTTGTCCTATGGCTGTCATTGCCGCTGAAAGAAGCATCTGCCCTCCTCCGCCTCCTGTCCGTATGGTATCTATGGTGGAATCTGCGGCATGTCCTATCGCATTGCTAGTATTAGAAACCGTCCAAATCGAATATGGTTCCAAAATCGGTGATACCAATCCATATCCGTTCTTTGCTGTGACAGTCTGCACCGGATCTGTTATTTCCTGTCCTCTGAACTCTCCCGTATGATTTACCATAACCAAGAATGGCGCAGAGGTATTTAATACGAACTTGTCCAGCCCTCTGATAATTCTTTTTATGGTATTCTCTGCCAACGGACGCACCGCACGAATTCCGTATTTTTCTTTGATTTCCGCTGATGTATCAAAAATAGAAGGACATGGCAGTGACCAGTCTATGACCTCAGCCGCACTTCTCCATGGTTTTTTCCTGCCTTCTTTCACTTCTTCACTGCCTGCCGGCGCATGCGTCTTTTCTGGAAATACAATAGGCTTTCCGTCACATCGTGCAATCAGAAAGAATCGTTTCCGTATGGTAGGCGCTCCATAATCTGCCGCTACCAGTTCCCTGTGTTCTATGCAGTACCCAAGGCTTTCCAGTTGCTCTTTCCATTTCCGAAATGTTTCTCCCGCTCTGCTTTTGACTGGTTTTCCTTTTCTCACAGGTCCCCATGTCTGGAATTCCTCCACATTTTCCAGAATGATCACTCTAGGACGCACCGTACCAGCCCATTTCAGCACAATCCATGCCAGCCCTCGAATATTCTTGTCAACAGGTTTACCACCCTTTGCTTTTGAAAAATGCTTGCAGTCCGGCGAAAACCAGGCAAGCCCTACCTTTCTTCCTCTGCACACTTTCTTCGGGTCCACATCCCAAACCGATTCACAATAATGTGTGGTGTAAGGGTGGTTCGCCTTGTGCATAGCAATGGCATCTGGGTCATGGTTTATGGCAATATCCACTGGGCGTCCAGTGGCAAGTTCAATGCCGGTAGAGGCACCACCTCCTCCTGCAAAATTATCAACAATCAATTCTTCTAATAAATTGATTTGTTTCATTTCTTACCAACCTCCTTCTTCAGCACCTCATCCGCCACTTCTCTGATCTTCTGGCAAATGATTTCAAACCATTCCCGATCACCGTTAAGGATTGTCCGTGCCAAATCCCGCATCAGTCCTTTTTCCTCTACTCGCAGCCAGATGGCAATGAAATTGGGTTCATTGGGCATCTGGTTATCAAATATCCGATAAAACATGTACGCCAGCAGATGTTTCCGAATCTGCAAATTGATTTCATCAAATGTTTTCTGATAATTGACAATTGCATCTCGTCCCTGCTTTAACGCCTTTCCTCTGCGTCCAATGAGCGTCAGATACTTTTCTGCCTGTTCTTTTGTTTCTATCTGTGCCATACTGTCCTCCTTTCATGGAATTGTGTGACATTTTGTTTTTTGTGTGAATTTGTGTGACCAAAAGTCACACCGCTGAAACCATTGATTTTACTGGATTTTCTAACTGTTTTTTTCTATTGTGTGAAATGTGTGAAGGTTTTTGCATACCTCGCATACGTAGAAACATGTATATAACTATCTTGTATATATACTCCTATATATAAGGTGTGTGTAAAACGTCACACAAGTCACACATTCACACATCTGCAAAATCAAAATGGACAAAAACGTTGATTTTACAAGGAAAACGCCACTTTTTCATTTTTCACACACTGCCTGTCCTTCATTCTGAAAAGTCACACATTTTCAAAAGGGGCATTCCTCACTGTCTGGAACATCCTCCAGCTGCATCTGCCCGTTGGGGTCTTTGATGATCCAAACGCAGGAAACCGCCTCGCCATTGATTCGTTTTGTCTTGGTATATCCCTTGCTGACTTCGATTTTCCCTGTCTGTTTCATCCAGCTGAGCAAGGATTTTGCACTGTACCCAGCTTCCACGCAGATTTTCTCAAAACGGCTCTTGATAACATAAAAATATGTATCATCCACCATGCCCCAGCATTCCATGATGTCGTCATCATCATCGAATTTCTTTTTGTTGGCTGCCAAGGTTTCACGGATGTATTCATAAGCTCGTTCATTCACAGACACGTCTTTTTTGGATTTCAGGAAAGGTTTCACGTCCTGTGGTTTCAGTGCCAGCCCGTCATGGAATATGGCTTGTTCCGCCAGAAAGTCCGCTGCCAGTATCAGTGCCATTGCCATGGATTGTTTCCCCGTGGTGTCCATCTGTTCCAGCTCTTTGGAATAGATTTTGTAAAGCTGTGCTGCTGTCGTAAAGCTGGGGTCATTCCGTTCCAGCCATTCCACAAAATACCTTCCGGCAAAACCAAAATTCTGCAGACAGGTATCCGCCACGTGCTTGGGGTCAGCAAACAGTGCTGTGGTACATTCCACCTCAATGATACGGTTCACCGCCCCACCGCCGCTGGAAACCCCTGTGATGGGCATTTCCCCGTTGGTCAGGATGCAGTTGCACCAGGTAGGCGTTTCATCCACACCGCCGGCTTTATTCCCTCTGGTCTTGCCCACGCCTTCTGACAGCTTGTATATCTCTTGGTCGAAACTTTCCCGACCAGAGGCAATCTGTAGTTCATCCATAATCAGTGGCATATTGTAAACAAACGCCGCAGAGCGCTCCTTCCCTACGGCAGTGCTGTTGAATGTCTGGATATATCGTCCCGGTCTTGGGTCTGCCCAAACGGAAGCAGCAAGCATCAAGCCAACAGTCTTCCCTGCCTCTGTACCACCCCAGAAATGGACGAAAAAAGGCAGACAGTTCAATGGCTGCACTAACACCGATGAAAGACTCGCCGCAATGAGAAGACGCCCATAGAGGCTGTTTTTGCGAATATCCAGTGCCATTTCAAACCACTGGGTAAAATCTCCCACCTGTTTCACACTGTCGAAAAAGTTCTTGCAGGACACATCCCCGTCAAACTCCAAATGCTCCACATAAGGCGAAAAACCATAGCCTTTTACCCAGCCCAAACGACCAATGCTGCTGACCTCCTCAATGCGCTCATAGTTGAGATTTTCTGCATCATGGAGATACCGCACCAGAAGTCTGGCATTCTCGCTGTTCACTGCCACACCACGCTCCGCCAGATCCAGAATCTGTGACGCACTGGCAAGGGTTCGCTTGCTTTCTACCAAAGACCGCCAGAAATTGCCTTTTTTGTATTCGATCTTCAGCTTTTCCGTATTGTTGTCGATATTGACCAGACGCTTGGTGGGCAAGATGGGGTGGATGCATGCCAGCATCTCCCCCATTTCTGTTTCCACTCGTATGCCGTCATCATCGGCGATCCAGTTGCCGCAGTCCAGCTCTATTGGCTGTCCAGAAAAATTTGTGGCATTTTTGATAGCACGCCCCTGATTGCCCATAGACTTGCAGTATTCTTTAAACAGTGTCTTGAAATTTCTTACCTTTACTGCTTGGGCGATTGCCGTCATTTGCTCAATAGCTTGGATAAATACAAAATTATTGTCCCGATAGCGGTAAACGACCTCATAAGGCTCTGTTGTCTCCAGAAAATCTTCTTTGGTATATTCTCTAAATTCCAAGATCACCACCGCCTAAGATTTTTACGATTTTCGCTCCAGCCTCCTCTTTTCTGCAGAACAGGAATTGGCAGCCATGCCGCTGTTCCATGGCAGAAAGGATTTTATACAGGGTTTCTCCTGTGGTGGCTTTCGGCGAAAACCGCAGTCTGGGATTGCTCCATCTGTTCACATCCTCTAATGTACGGATGCCGTTTTCCTCCACCAGAATGATGAGCTGTATCCCCAGCTGTTTTGCCAGTTCCAGTTCCTCCACAAACCGCCGATGCTGCTGGGTCACATTACCGCAGACTTCCAGCAGTCCAGACTTTGTGTCAATACAAACGCTCTGGTCGGTAGGCAGGGTGTAATCCCCTACCACCAACTTAGAGCGCACCACCTCAACGCCATTTTTCGCAAACCACTGATGTTTTGCCTCATGTTTTTTCGCCTGCTGACGGGTATCTTCCAATAAAATCATGGAAATCACCTCCATCAGAATGGTACATCGTCATCACTCAGGCTATCATCCACAGGATAGAAGCCATCCCTGCTGCCAGCTGGATTGTATTTTTTCAGCTCCGGTACATTAAAATCTCCCTTGCGGATTTTTTCCACACTTCTGACAGCCGAAACATACAGTCGTTTTTTCACTTTGCCGTCATTTCCCATATATTCTTCCTCTGCCAATACCAGCCCAACCAGCTTCCCTTCCAGCCGCTTTTCCTGATTTTCAAAGACAAAACCGGCATTGCTTTCCTTGACAGCCGTCAAAAATCCCTTGAACATGGGCAGGGCTTTTCCCTTGTAGGAACGGTAAAATGTGCCGCCCCAGAAGGATTTTGATTTGTAAAGTTCCTGATAATACCCTTTGTGGGTTCCTTCCGCAATATCATACTCAATTTTCAGGTATTCTTTAGCAGGCACGTCCACCACGCACTTCATTTCGCATACATAACCGCCCGGCATCAGGCGGTCAAATTCCACCTGATCGGGAACCTCATTCCAGTTAATGTTCTTCATCTTCTTTCCCTCCGTTCAATTTCCAATATTCTCTGATGGTGGTATCCACCAGCTTCAAATCGTTGTCCATCTTCCCCTCAAACATATCCATGGGAGATTTGGCTGGATTCGTTCCATCAGAATTTGTCAAAAAATAATGTTCCGGTCCTTCTGCTACACAAAGCAGCACAATGGAAAAGAGCCCTTCCACCGTCAGCTGACTGTCCAGCATTTTCCCTTGGGTCTTTGCTTTCAGCCGCCCATCATCCGCCTTTTCTGTATGATGCAGAAAATAAACAATCACATCCGGCGGCGTATTCCGTACCACAAAATCAATGAGATTTCGGAAATGCAGCGCCATGTCCGTAAATTTTCCATATCCCGTTTCCTTTGCCCGATCGAATGCCTCGAATGCCATCAAATATTGACTATCGTCAATGACATAGGTCTTTAAGTTGGACTTGTATAATGTTTTCAAAATGGTGTCATATCTGGCATTATCCGCTTTGGGCAATTTTTTCCGAAAAGGCAACGGCTTCCCTGCCACATTGAAAATGCCCACTTCGTTTTCTGTAAAATTCCGCAGGCTGGTACTTTTCCCGCTGCCGCTTTCCCCTAATATCAAAACTGGAATCCCCATGTGCTCACTCCTTCCTGTTTCTGGCATCTTCCACCAGTAAATCCTTGATTTTTCGGATTTCATCCTGCTTCTGTTTTTTCAGATTGTACAGACCACCCAACTGTTTTTCGATTTCGTCCAGTTCAAAGGCAATCTCTCCAAGACGTTTCCACAATGCTTCCTGATTCAATCCACCCACCGTCTTTCTATGCAGTCATCACAGCCGATGATTTTTTGATTTCTTTCATACAACACGCCATATTCCTGGCTGCCGCATTCCGGGCAGGGTGCCAGTGGTTCCTGGCAAGCCCCGCATCCGTCACACTCTTTTTGCTGCTTGATACACATATAAGCCATCACGCATCCGCTTCCTCTCTTGGCGTTTCCACCTCTGTCGGCAGTTCAAACCCCAGCATGGCAGCACACATTTCCTTGCTGATGCTGTATTTCTCATGTACCACATAGTTAGCAAAGGCTTCCACTCGACCTGCCAACAGGGCATATTCTTCACTTTCCGTTTCTGGTGTAAAATCAATATATTTACTCATTGCAATTCCTCCTGTTTTCTGATACGATAATAGTGATTTTTATTTTTCTTTTCCTCCCACACTGCGCGTCAACGCAAGGGAGGATTTTTTCTGTCTAGATTTTTGGTTATACTCCTTCCATTTTTCTTTGTTTTCCTCGTAGTACTTCTTACCGTAAGCAGCTTCCTTTTCTTTGTTTTCCTCGTAGTACTTCTTACGGTAAGCAGCTT